TTGCATATGACTTGCCGCCACCAGCACTGCCGCCATATAAAACTTCTCGTTCTCCTGCAGCAAGAAAGTCAGTTTGTGGTCCTGCATTTGGTTTAAAGATAATATTATGTGTTTCTTCAATAGGTAGTTCTTCAACTACAGGATTAGGTTTAGGCTGCGCTGGTTTCTTCTTCGCTATTTGCTTTTGCACCGAGCCGTTTCTGGTCGAGTTCCTCCGCTTTGGCGATTGCCTTTTTCGCATAGTCTGCCCATCTGCGAAGGCTTCCAGCTTTGTTTTTTCTTGTTCGCTCATTATCTAACCGCTTCTTCAAACCTACGTGAGATATATCTCTGCCTGTATTTCGTGTTAGCCAATTGGCTACTTCACGATATGAGTATTGTTTTAGATATTGTTTTGCTTTCTCTAGCATATCTAACTGATGCTCATTAGGCAACAGTACGTCTGGATCATCGGGGTCAATATCATATCCAAATGGGATTGTTCTGGATATACGTGGAATTGGTATCCACTCGTTGTCTTCTTTTATGTCAGTCGGTTGGGGTAACTTCCATTGCTTTAATGGTTTAGTCATCTTCATCCATTTGTTTAGGTGGCATTAACATTACACCGCCCTTGGCTTCAACTTGCGTCTTTTCAGTTTTTACCAAGCCTGTGCGGTCAAGCAACTCTTTGGCTGCTTGCATCTTATCACGAATACCTAGCTCAGTAGGATCGTACAACGCACCTACCATAGCCATTGCTGCTTTTGGAGCATTACGAGACAGGTACGTCTGCGTAGCATCAATGATCTCTTCTTTCAAACCTTTAATGATATGCGTAGTAGATGTAGTCTCTGCATACCCTGCAAGTTTCTTAGCAGTAGGAATGTCTCCACCTGCCTGATCAAATAACACATCCAAAAACTTTTGCTGTTGTTCTGTTAATTGTCTAGCCATATTACATCATTTCAAAATGTGGAGCATCAATAAATGGCCTACGTCCTTGTGATCTACGTAGGTCAACATATGCATTCATTGCATCCTCTGCAGTTCCTGAATATGTTCTGATGTCTCCTTCAGACCATGCAGCACCCCATTTGATGGCGCATGTATTACGTCTGGCTGCTTCTGCCATTGCATCACAGATGTCATCATAGACATTTAGTTCCCATGAAATATCTGAACCAAAATAAGCTACCAAGTCTACTGCACGTCCTTCTAGGTGTTTAGATTTCATAGTTTGTGATCGACCTGACTCGTATAATTTCTTTTGTTCTTCTAGTGTTCGTAATCCATACGTTACACCAAAGTCTACTTTGGTCAACTCAATTGCGTCCTTAACAACTTGAACCAGTTGTTCATTTACACCTTCTAGTTTTTTCAACGATCTACTTGATAGTTTAAATGCCATGTTACTTTCCAAAAAATTTAGTAGCTGATCTGACACCGAAGCTGGCAGCTACAATTACACCCAGCGTATACTGATACCATTGAGGCATTGTTTCAAGTGCGGTAAAACCGTTTGCTACAATCTCCCTGCCCCAATCACCTGTGAACACAAGCACAAGCGGAATACTAAACAAAATTGTTAGCCATTCGTCTTTCCAGCTAGACTGAGAACCTTGTGCCATAATCTTTTCCCAATCAGCTTCACTCGTTGCCCGACTAAGCATAATCTGTGCTTCAGCTTCAGCTTTGGCAACTTTAGCTTTAGTTTCGGCAGCTTTAGTTTCAACTTTACCATTTAACCACGTTCCTGCTAGTTCTGCAATAGGGCCAATCAATGCTTGAATCATTTTGAACCTCTATCTGTCTTTGCTTCTTTGTTCATCCAAATACCGAAGCAACCTGTCAATGCACCCATACAAACTGAAACAAGCCCTGCTTGCCCTGTAGTTGGATCGGGCAATGACATATACCAATGTACAGATTGGTATGTAAGTATTGTCACAACTAACATCATTAGTCGTGGAAATATTTTATAATCATCAATAATCGTGTGTGCCATCTACTTCTCCTATGCCACTACAAAGTCTACATTGCGTCCTTGTCTTGGATACAGTTTGTTTGCATTGTGTGGGTGGTATGCATATACATCCTCGTACCTATATTTATCTGCTTTTTGATTAATTGCTACTTTTGAAGTTTCAACTATTTCTTTTTTAGTTGTAGGTTCAGTTTTGTTTACCTTATTAAACGGCAGTTGCGCTAATGGCATATAGTCTAATAATCCAGTGCTAATATACATAATCAGGTCCGTCTGTATCGTCTGGTTTTTTCTGCAATCTTTTTAGGTTGAGCCACATGCTGCTTACCTGCCTTAGTGCCTTTTCGTTTTGCTCTAGTAGTGGCTGCGTACTCACTATCGCTAAGAGACTCAATAGCCTTACTAGGTAAATAGCGTTCACCAGTTTCAGCACTGGGCTTCCCACTCTTGGTTCTCCATTTCTGTTTTGTCCAAGACTTTAAACTTTTTTGGGATTTGGCAAGGGCCATTACTTGTAGCCCCCACCTTTAGCCTTATACTGTTTTGCAAGCATTTGGGCTTTACGGGCTGACCATTGACCAGCCCTTCCACCTTTAGTACCTGCTTTTATTCTATTAAACAGGTTTTTACGCATGGTGGGCTTTGTATAGTTCCCTGCTGCGTTCACAGTACTCTTCTTTTTCTTCATTGCGATCTCCGTAGATTACACGGTGTATGTCACCTCGACCTATGCCAATATCGTTAAGGTCTTTGTCTGACATATTACACAACAACCAATACTCTGCTCGTCTTTGTTGTGACTCTTGAATTGCTTTAATTACGGACTTAAACCACTTTTTCATAACTATCTCCTTTAGTGTTAACGGTAACTTAATACCAGAGATAGTTATATCATAGTTGTTGACATATGAGTACTCACATAAATTGCATACCCGTTATGTCCTATTTGGATTGTAGTGCTCTTCACCCGACACTGAAATTTCCAATTCACCAGCACCATCAAACGCTACAATTTTATCACCTGCATGTAAATAAATTCTATCCGAAGTAATTACATTATAGACATCATTACCTGCAATAGATTTATCATCAACAAGATGGTGATAGGTAGTATCGGATACAGTATAAACTTGAACGGTCACATTAGCAGTAGCACTACCGCCATTACTTACATGCATAAATGTAACAACACAATCATGGTTAGGAGGTACAGTGTACACAACATCTGCACTAGCACCTCCTGATGTAGCGGTAATGTTTTTACTTTCAAAGAATGTATTAAAGGGTAGTGCTACCATTAGCCTTTATAGGACGCTCCACATTTAGCGTACCCACCTTTGTTCATTTTCAACTTAGGCTTTACCATGCCACCACGTTTCATGTAGCCCATTTTATTACGGACTTCTTTTGGCAGTTTAGCTAAACCTTTATTTCCTTTTGGGATTGCTTTCATAAGTCACCTTTAGAATTTAATCTTAGCACCTATTGTAATGTCACCAAACTCAAAGTCTTTGTCTGATGATACTTCTGTATAAGTTGTAAGACCATTCCATGCATATTCTGCTGAAAGGTCTACGCCTTTAAACACATCATCTTCATTGATCTTTAGCACGTCCACAGTTGTTTCTGCTTTTAGTGTAATTCCGTATTGTGAGATAGCTGCATATGGAGTTGCTTCCAACGCCCATGTATCTACACCTGTTACATAACTTGTATTTATTTCAGCACCCATTGACAGGCCATTGCCTAGATCAATTGCTGATACTGATGTTGCCACAGTTGCAAGAGCAACTGAGAATATTACTGTCTTCATTTATTTATTCCTATATACTTGTTCCAATTTTAACGCAAGCTGGTACTGCGTATGCACCCTTTGTCCTTAAATCGTTTGCTAATTTATCGGAGCTAATCTTACATTCTTGCTCACTGTAAAAGGGTTCTGGTTTTGCTATAACTTGGCAAGATAGTGCTGACGAGTTCAAACACATCAGCATTACTCCTACCCACATTATTTTTTCTTAGACATGCCGCCACGCATCATCTTTTTCTTAGCTGGTGTACCACCACGCATCATTTTTGCTTT